AGAGTTCACCGGCACTGAATCGGTCGGATGCAAATGATATTCTTACTTGCATCAAATCGATTGATCAGGGTGAACCAAGTGATACTGATTGGTTGTTGAACAGAACCGAAGAGTGGTGTAAACAACGAGCAGTTACTATTGCAATCGTCAAGTCTATTTCGATCATTGACGGAAAGGACAAGAAACATTCCGAAGGTGCAATACCGGATATTCTATCCAAAGCTCTTGCGATCTCTTTTGATACGAACATCGGTCACGACTATCTTGAGAACGTCGATCAAAGATATGACTTCTATCATCTACAAGAAGACAAGAGTCCGTTTGACATTGAACTTCTGAACACGATCACAAAAGGTGGTGTGTCACGAAAGACTCTCAACATTGTTCTTGCGGGAACGGGTGTTGGTAAGAGTTTGGCGATGTGTCACTTCGCTGCCGACAATCTTCGACAGGGTAAGAATGTTCTCTACATCACATTGGAGATGGCTGAGGAAAAGATTGCGGAACGTATTGATGCGAATCTTCTTGACGTTCAGATTGATCAGATTGAGAATCTTCCAAGAGATACTTTCAAGACTAAGGTTTCGAAGATTCGAGAGAAGACTCAAGGTAAGTTGATCATCAAGGAATATCCAACTGCGACTGCTCATGTCGGTCACTTTCGAGCTCTTCTGGATGAGTTGAGAATGAAGAAAGACTTCTCTCCAGATTCGATCTACATCGATTATCTCAACATTTGTGCAAGTTCTCGAATGAAGGGTCTGGGTGGATCAGTCAATACTTACTCATACATCAAGGCAATCGCCGAGGAGTTGAGAGGATTGGCGGTTGAATTCAATGTTCCGATCTGGTCTGCGACTCAGGTAACACGGTCTGGATTTGGTAATACTGATGTCGAATTGACAGATACTTCCGAGTCATTTGGTCTTCCGGCAACGGCCGATTTGATGTTCGCTCTGATCTCTACGGAGAAACTTGAAGGTCTGAATCAACTGATGATCAAACAACTCAAGAATAGGTACAACGATCCGACTCAAAACAAGAGGTTTGTGGTGGGAATTGATAGGTCAAAGATGAGGTTGTACGATGTCGAAGAGTCCGCTCAGACTCTCACATCCGAGGATTCCGGTACTTCTGACAAGAGTTCATCTCACGATTTCAGTTCTTTCAAGATCTAAGTCCACTTTTACATCTTTTTTACACGATTGGGCCTTGACTTTCACAGGTTATAGTCCATAATGGGGTAAGATGATAGTTGAAATAGAAGGTTCTACCGAGACAAAGAGAAAACACGTCGAACAAGCCGCGTATTTCTTTGAGAGTGTTTTGTTCAAACGAAAGTTGCCAAGTCTTGTTCTGAACATTGAATTGATCCATCGACTCAAGTATAAGGAGGATACCGAAGGAGATTGTATCTGGGAAGACCGTCGAACAAAACCAAGAGAGTTTACCATTCGATTGGACTCGAGTAATCCCCTTGCGACTCTTATCGAGACCTTAGCGCATGAGATGGTTCACGTCAAACAATATGCCCTTGGAGAGATGAAAGATTCTGGAATCTCTCTTGATCTGGTGTACTGGCAAAACAAAGAATATGACTCAAGCAATGTTCACTACTATGATTGGCCTTGGGAGATCGAGGCGGCTGGTCGAGAAACTGGTCTCTATGTGAGATATATGGAGGAGTTTGAATACACTCACGAAAAGTGGGCAAAGGGTTTCATTTAAATTAGTTAATCTTATAAATAGATACATTATCTAATTCATGGGATCTATGCTAAAATTTAAAGAATTTTTATCAGAGGCATACGATATTATACCAAAATCTCAAGTTGAGATTGATGATATTGGCCACCTATCAGACGATCAAAAAGAGAAACTCAAATCTCTTTATTCTTTTGTTACCCAACAAACTGGGATGCCGGATCCATTTGCCCTTTCTGGATCTAAAAAAGAAAAGGGAATAAAGGTTGCAAGAGCAGTTGCAATCGATCTCGATCTTCCTCAATTATCCAGTGAATATGGATTCAAACTATCTGCTGGAAATGGTTCGAGGGGAGGAAGAGGAAGCAAGTCGAAGGGATTTGCCTTTGAAAATCAAATTGTTTCAGATTTAGAAAAGTATAAAGAAAGCGGCCTTGATGGAGATTTCAAATTTCCGGAAATGATCAAGGATATGCACGACGCCTTTTTGAAGGATGCAAGATTCATTAATGTCAGTCTTGAGGGTGGTGCAAACACAAAAAGACCACTAGTGTTCGGTGATGTTAAAGCAGTAATAGGTGGAAGAGATCTGAAGATAGGATCTAAAGTCACTGATGTTACGGTTACTACAGATCAGGGTGATCAATACCTCTCTGCTAAGTTTGGAAACACTGTTACATTTTTCAATGCGGGAGTGGCTAGAATTTTTACACCTGATCAATTCGAAAATGGTAAGATTACCAATTCAGATGGAAGAAAACTCCTCGATATGTTCGGTATTGACGAACAGAGATTCATTGAAACCTTCACAAAATACGATCCCAAGACTTCCAAAAAGTCTGGTAAAAAGGATGTTGTCAATCCGAGAGCCAACAAGAAGGCTCTACAGAGATTGTTGATAACTGGTATTGGTTATGGTTATTGGATGGTTCATCGAAAAGGCAAGAAAGTAGAATTCTATGAGATGACTGCATCTCGAATGAAAAGGGCGTCTACTATAAAGAGCATCAGAATCCTCTATCCAAAACCAGGCGAAGCAAAAAGAATCGATATTGAGGTTGTGACACCTCTTTACATCTTTAAATTCAACATAAGAAATAAACAGGGTGGTCTCTATCCTTCTCACATTATGTGTGACTATAAACCAAATCCGGCGACAAAATGATAGGATTTATTTACAAGACTACCAATACCATTAATGGTAAATCATATATTGGACTTTGTTCATCAGCAAAGAGGTTTGAAAATTATTTAGGTTCTGGTGTTCTTCTTAAACAGGCGATTAAAAAATATGGTGCTGATAATTTTAAAAGAGAAATTTTAGAGGAATGTGATAGTGAAAAAGATCTCAGAGAAGCAGAGAAAAGATGGATTGATCATTTCAATGCGACGGAAAGTGAAGAGTTTTATAACCTTCATGAAGGAGGCAAAGGGGGGTATATTCCAAAAAAGAAAGGAACAATGTCAACCCCTATCAAAAAATACTGGTCTAATCTAACAGAAGAAGAGAGAAAAGAGAGAAATAAAAGCAGCGGCCGTTACGATAAATTTGGAGAGAAAAATCCAAGAGCAAGAAAAGCAGTGGTAAATGAAAAGGTTTACAATTGTTTAAAGGATGCCCTAAAAGATCATGATATTCCATATTCTTCTCTCAAGAAATTGGCCAATGGTGAAACATCTCAAAAATGGAGGCATATAAAAGTTGAATACATTTAAACAATTTTTAAACGAATCCAAAGAAGGAAAAAACCTTCATCTTACGCACATCGAAGATCGTGTGGTCTACGGTGGTGTGACTGGTGCGAGAGATGCCATCGCTGCTCTTCGTGCGTTTCGCGATATGTTGGCGGGTCAGGGTAAGAGTCGATTTGATGTGACAGTCAAGTGGGACGGAGCTCCCGCAGTCTTTGCCGGAACTGATCCAAGTGATGGTAAGTTCTTCGTTGCGAAGAAAGGAATTTTCAATAAGGATCCGAAGGTCTACAAGTCAGAAGCCGATGTTCGTGCTGATACTTCCGGAGATCTTGCGGATAAACTCGTAACAGCGTACAATGAATTGAAAGATCTTGGAATCAAAGATGTGATTCAAGGCGATATTATGTTTACAAAGAATGATCTTAACGTTGAGAATATCGACGGTGAGAAGTACGTAACATTCCAACCAAACACAATCGTCTATGCTGTACCCGTCAAGTCCAATTTAGCAAAAACCATAATGAAGGCAAACTTAGGTGTGGTCTTTCATACAACCTACACAGGAAAATCCTTTGAGGAAATGAAAGCATCATACGGAGTAAAAGTTGATAAACTTAAGAAAAAAACTTCTATATGGTATCAGGACGCAGATTACAAAGATCAAAGCGGAACAGCAACTCTCACGGCCACCGAAACAAAAGAGGTAACGGAGGCTCTATCAAAAGCAGGAAAGATATTCCAAAAGATAGCGGGCTCTACGCTGAGGCAACTCCAATCAAACAGCGAGCTCGCTGGTTTCATAGAAACTTTCAACAACTCCTTGGTGCGGAGGGGCGAGAGGATACAGAACACGGGGAAACATGTGAACGATTTGATCCTTTGGTTTGGGAATAAATTTGGTAAAAAAATCGAGAAGAGAAAGACCGAAAAGGGTAAGGCCGGAG